GATGCTGGTGACGTAACCGTGATTGTTACACTTGCTGGTGCATCACCCGTGAAACAAGGTATCATATAATGTGAATAACTGTCCGATAGAACGTCTGTATCTGCTACATCGGTTTTTATTGCCTTTTGGACTGCTAATGTAGAACCAGTTACAATTAAAGAGCCGCTTACCGAAGTATCGCCACGTACATCTAATTTATGAGCAGGTGAAGCTGTGCCTATGCCTACATTACCATCATCAAGAATCCTCATCCTTTCATTAGCACCATTAGTACGGAAAATCATATCGTCACCGCTAACTCTTGTGGTTAGATACATTCCCGCAGTAGTACAGAAAATATCACCTATTAATGTTCCACCTGATTCAAAATCAATTTCACTACCAGTAGTACCATCTAAAGTAAGAGTAGTGTAATTAGTATAATTATTAGGTGCCGTTGTGCCTATGCCTACATTCTGTGAACTATCTATTCGAATTGCTTCTAAATTATTAGCGCTAGCAATTCTTAGATGTGCCCCAGCGTGTGCGCTCTGTAAACTAAACTGTTTTAAATCATAATTCCAATTTAAACTAGCAGCATTTAAATCATTGACTGACCCAAACATCACATTTGAATTATCACCAGTGCCTTCACCTGCTAATATAGAAATACCTGCTCTATCATTATTTCTTATAACTATATCAGCTGCATCGCCATCTGGTCCACCTGCAACGGTTCCATTGGCACCTATTACTTCTAATTTACCAACGGGCGCAGTTGTGCCTATGCCTAAGTTACCCTGAGAGGTAAGACGCATAATCTCAGTACCACCAACATCAGCAGAACCTATCTCCCAGCTATATCCCCCATAAGTAGCATTACTTCCGTGTTTATTAAATCTAATAGCTCTTGCAGTGCCATATGACAATGATACTCCCGTTGAGTAATTTTCTGTCGCACTTCTTGATTCAAGAATTATCTGAGATGCAGCTCCACTAGCCCTTACGTGTAACATACCAGCAGGTGTAAAAGGATAAGTACTATTGAATGTACCAATACCAACATTACCTCCTGAAGTAATTAACATTTTATATCTACTCTCAGTCTCATTATAGAACTTCAGAGAATCATCAGGACCAGCACTATTAGAACTTCCTCCAGCAACAAAAGACCATTTCATTAAATCGCTACCACCACCTGATGCACCATTATATAATTGAATCCCTGTGCCGTGGTCAGAAGAACCAGATGCCAAGATAATAGGCCATAAACTGTTATCTCCAATAACTTCTAGCCATTTTGCAGGTGCATTTGTTCCTATACCAAATCTTCCATTATCTATATCAAACCGCATTTTTTCTACAGCTGCGCTAGTTTCTAAAGCTAAGTAAGGAGTTCTAAACATACTCTTACCATCACCGTCAATCAAAACAGTATCTGAAGCGTGTATTCTTAAATCGTCAGTTCCGGCAGTAGATATGTATTCTGTGGTATCTGTGTCTCCAAAGTATAGTTTATTAGAACCTCTTATTCTTGCGTCACCAACAACATCTAATTTAACATTAGGTGAAGTTGTGCCTATGCCTACATTACCTGCATCAGAAATAGACATCCTATATCCACCAACAGTTTCATCATAAAAGATAAAACCATTTGCATCAGCGCCGATTGTCCAATTGTTATGTGTAGCTTGTGGTTTAAAATTTAAATATGTATTTGTCGCATCTGATAGAGTTAATTTAGCTGCTGCTAAAGGTGAAGTTGTGCCTATACCTACATTACCATCAGGAGCTAAAATAATATCAGCTAACGCAGCGTCAGCATCCACTGTCGCAATAGTTAAAGCACCATCATCGGCTACAGTAAAAGAAGCATAATTACTAGCATCATAAGACAACCTAAGCTGCTCTGTAGTCTCTCTTACATCAAGTTTAGCCGATGGCGCATAGTGACCTATTCCTACTCTACTACTTTGTCCTCTTATATTAAGTACTGTATTAGATACTCCACCATCATTAACAATTAAACTAACATCTTGATTATTAGCTGTATTTTGAATTTTGATATCCCCGGTTGACCCACTTATAAAATTATGGTCTCCTGAATGATAAATGGCTAAATCTTCAGATGCTCCCCAATACATCTTCTTGTTATCAGTATAAATTCTTGCGTGGCCGTCGACTATATCTAACTTATGACCCGGCGAAACTGTGCCTATGCCTACATTACCACCAGATGCAATAACCAGTCTATCACTATTATCCTGAATGAAATGAATTGGATATTCACCTGCCATTTTAAACTGGAATTTTCTATTGGCAGCAGTCATATCTCCATCCCATCCCCACTCATAGATATCGGTATACGCCCCCCACATATCGTCCCAAATTTGCCCTTTAAAATTTATATCTTGGTTAAGAGAGGCTATCATTCCATACATATTAATACCACTACTGGTAGATTGCGCTTCAAGAGCAAATGTAGCTTCAGACCCCGATGTTACTATATGGAACATTTCAGTAGAAGAGGCTGGTCCAGTATCGTGATAATCCAGTAAGAACTTCCCATTACCGCCCACTGTTAATTTCTCGGCAGGTGAAGTTATGCCTATACCTACTTTTAAGTCAGATGTAACACTTAAGGCTTCATATCCTGCACCTCGATAATCAGTTATATCCCACCTACTACCATTATCTATCATACCAGTTCGGAAAGCCCACGAACCATTATTTCTTACATAATTAATATAAGCGCCATATCCAGTATCTCCCCTTACTTCTAATGCTTGGTGACTAGCACTTTCTTTGAACCTTCCTCCTCCCATTACGTCTAGTTTATAAGAAGGTGAAGTTGTGCCTATGCCTATACGTTTATCTGTACTGTCTAAATGTAATACAGCTGTACCATCTTGAGCAGCAAGTACTAAGTCATAACCAGAAGCTTTAGGTTGTAACACCACTGGAGAACTAGCCCCAGCTCCAATCCTAAAAGTCTCGGTTCCTCGATAATTAAAGTTAGTTATCCCTGTATAAGAATTAAGGTTTATATTATCAGTTGCATATAATTCTAAATGTCCACTAGAACCAGATATAAGATTATCTTGTATTTTTAAATAACTATTAGCCCCTGCTGTGATAGTTCCTACTACATCTAACATTGAAGTAGGTGTAGTTGAGCCTATGCCTATGTTTCCACCATCTTCTATATATAATCGAGTTGCGGCATTGGTTACATCATAGAAATATATATGGTTACTTTGATTCTGGATATAAAAAGTAATACCATTGGTATCTGTTAATCCTATTCGAGGGTATGTTGAATGTATATCTAAATCATATGCTGGTAAAGCTGTTCCTATACCTAACCTACCTCCAGAAGTTAATATCATCAATTTGTTAAGATTGTCTTTAAATTGAATATCACCATCAGCTTCAAATTCCATAGATGCGTGTGAACCACTTCTAATTGTAATTGGCGCAGCTGTTCCTTGGTCATTATATACATTAAATTCCCCATCATAAAAGAAAGTCATATTAGCATTAGCGTCCAGTTGAAGGTTTTCTCCGGCAGCTAAAGTAGCGTGATGAGGTCCATACAAATACGCATCTTTGTCATAATTATTACCAGTTGGTTGGATTCTAAAGAACTCAGTGGAAGTTACAGCACCCGAAATATGAGTCATTGCTCCATCGGTAGTACTACCTGTAGCGTGTCTAAATCTAGTATATCTAACTCCTGTGCTCCAAATGTCTGTATAAGAATCTCCTGTAGTTCCTAACATCAGGCCATTAGAACCGAAAATTGATGTATAAGTGTCATCACCAGCAACTCCATTAGTAGGTTTAATCATCACTTCACGAGTGCCATCATATCCTCTGATACTTCCCCCTGATACATCTAATAATTGTGCAGGTGCAGTTGTGCCTATGCCTACATTACCACCACCCTCAATAGTGATACGTTCAGTATTATTGGTATAGAGAGTCATTGGTGCATTAGCTTCTTGGTATATCCCTAATCCAACTGAATCTTGTCCGAAATATGCATTTCTACTTTGTCCAGTTAATTTAAGATAAGTAGAACTTGCTCCAGCGTCAATATGAAGTTGTTTATCAGGTGAAGTTGTACCTATACCTAATCGACCTTGACCTGCAACTCTTGTAAATCGTGCAGCTTCCGTTCCAGAAATACTCATCTGGATACCGTAATCCTCACGGTCATTTCTTAACTGTAGAGTACCTCCAGCACTATCCTGATTCCAAATATACATCCCAGCGTTATAACCTATAATATACTGACTAGCTACATCACTACCATAAATTGATAAGGCAGTACTAGCACCGAAATATGCACCTTTGCCATTAGTTTTAAATTTTAAATGTCCACCTGTAAGTTCAACATTTGTTCCGTTGTAAATATAATTAGAGCTTCCTGTAATATTAGCTCCTGCTGTAAAATAAGCAAGTTGAGTATCAGCTCCACCACCCGTTATTTCAGAAGTGCCGGGTACATTAGTGTAAACTTGTTCATCACCCCAATATAATCCACTGCCTGATGCCCATAATGACGTATATCCGGGTGCGGATGTAATACTGCCGCTCGATAATGCAATAGCACCAGATACTTCCAGTTTAGCTACTGGTGCAGTTGAGCCTATACCTACATTACCGTTTTCCAGAATACGCATTTGTTCTGTACCTGATGTAGCAAAAGCCAGTATATTACTAGCAACATTAAACATTCCCGTATCGCCGTCGTCGTGGAATCTATATGTAGGGGCAGCAGCATCTTCACGGCCACCCATAAAACTACTATTCTCAGCCCTAATATTATCACTTGTTTGTAGAGTTCCTACCACTTGTAATTTATAAGCGGGTGTGCCAGTACCTATCCCTACTTGTCCACCAGCTTCTAAAAATAATCGGTGGTCTGCTACCGCTGTCTCAGAAAAATTAAGACCGTTATTGGCAGAATCCAAACCTAAGTTCCAATCCGACCTTCCCCCATCTATATCTTCCAATCTAAATCGGGGTGTATTTCCTTTAATTTGTATTTCTGGGGCAGACCCTGATACTACTAATGAATATCCGGGTGAAGTTGTGCCTATGCCTACATAACCAGAACTATCTATAGTCATTCTAGTTACCGGAACTGATGAACCATCTGCTGCTGTACCAAGTATTAACCTTGAGGGTGCGTCTCCATTTGCCACTGCTTGACCATCTGCTTGACAACCAATAAAGCCCATATTTTCTTGGTCAGTCCCATCAAACCCTTGAAATCGTAAAATACCTCCCTGACCATTTGGTAATGGGTCTGTTGGAGAGTTGTTATCAAGAGCTTGTAATGTTAATAAATTTGCAGTTCCGTCTCGTTGACCTCTTATTATAACACTTCCAGCATCAACCCCTGTTCCATCAGGGTTAGAAGTATCAATTATCATTAATTTAGAAGTAGGTGCAACTGTGCCTATACCTACATTATTATTAGTTATACCTAAATCACCATCAGCTGCTACTGTAAAAGAAGTATAATTGGTAGAATCATAACCCAATCTCAATTGTTCTGTTGCTCCTTCACTATGTAAAAATGCAGAAGGACTTGTAGTATTAATACCCACAAAAGCTGCGCTAATATGTAGTTCCCCAGTATGAGGAGCTGCACTGTTACCCGGATTAATCTGCATTTTACTACCAATGGATTTTATGCCAAATCCATCAGTTTTATATGGGTACATAATTCCGCTAAGGGCTCCCAAACTATTTTTTATTTGTAATTGACTATTAATCAACGACATAGATTGCACTAAATTACCAGAGCCGTCTATTCCGTACCAATTGTGTTGTGCGTTAGGGGAAGCGGCACTAGCATCTGGAGACCTCACATCATACTTAGCATATTCAAGTAAATTATCATCAGTGTCTCTTCCATAAAATTTAAAACTTCCTAAGAAATCATTAGCAGGGGTAGTACTGTCTTTTATAAATCTTATTTCTCCACCATAGACACCATCCTCATTATTTCTTATTGTGAGTTGGGGTTTTGCAGCAGTAGAGCTCGATATTGTTAAATCAGTGCCATCGTATTGTAATCCAGCAGTTCCTGTAATATTGGCACCTGCTGTAAAATAAGAAAGGTAATTAGCTGCACCGCCGCCCGTTATTTCTGAAGTGCCCGGTGTGTTAGTATATACTTCTTGGTCGCCCCAATACAAACCTGAACCAGAAGCCCAAAGTGATGTATATCCCGGTGCGGATGTAATACTGCCGCTCGATAATGCAATAGCACCAGATACTTCCAGTTTAGCTACTGGTGAAGTTGTGCCTATGCCTACCTTTGTACCATCAAAAGTAAAATTATCACTTCCTGACAATGTAGTAGTATTTATAAAATAAGGAACGTTATACTGTGTAGATGGGTCAACTGTTCCTCCGCCACCTCCTGCTCCAGCAGTAATTGTAACTGAACCCGTTCCCACAGTAGGGGAAAGAGTGATGTTACTTCCAGCGACTAATTTAGAAACCCCTATAGCACTAGAGCTAGTTAAAAATTTAGCTAGAGACCTTTTGCCGTGCGGTAATATTCGTTTCGATAGAGGCATATATAATACCTACGTGATGTAGGTTAAAAAAGTTTGTGGAGGTTTTTATACAGACCTCCAACTGTTACCGTGCTCCGAAGAGCTGATTTTATTCTATCTATGCAGTGTTGATAACAATTACACCAGTTTCTGGTCTAATGACCTTTAATCCGTATCTCATAGACATATAAGAACCGATAATTCCGAAACCGGGGTTTGCTTCTTCTACAGTTAGTGAACGTCTTTCGACGTAAGCCATCTGTTTGACATTAGAATCAAAGACACCGAACCTTGAGGCAGGTATCCAAGCACTAGTGTAAACATTCAAACCGTAGATTTGTCCAACTAAACCATTCACAGATGTTTCTTGGAATCCACCAAGATTACCACCATCGTTACGTGGGTTACCAGTTCCGAGTGATGCTGCGACTGTAAAGTCAGCCAAGTCAAGCAAAGACCTGTAGTGTGCAGGTGATATAAATATCGTATCTGCATTGTATCCCATATTACCAATCAATTCAATTGCGTTAGTAATATCGGCCAACCTTAGTTTTCCTGCGCTAGAAGATACAGCAGCCACGTAGTGACTCTTCTGTAATTGGGTTGCGGAAGCAAGACCGTAGTCATACAATCTTCCAGTTCCTACTACACCAGCATCTCCAATAAATCCACCATATATATTAGCGGAAAAATCAGTAATCGATGATGCTGCGGGTCCTTCTGCTGAAGATACGCCTATGTTTCCTGCGCTTAGTCCAGTACCCAATCCTGAGTCATATAAACCAAGTAATGCATAAACAACGTGTTTCTCCAAATGCCTGTCAACCGCTCTGCGGGCTTCGTTAAGGGCCAACTCAACTTCGTTGAATCGGGAATCCTCAATCATTCTACGGGTCACACCTACTGCAATACCCCACTCATTAACGCTAACTCTTTCAGAGCGCATCTTTGTGTGTTGGTACTTAGGGGTGCTACCTTCATCTATCTGTTCCATATTCATTGATGGAAGACCAAACGTAATGTCTATGTCTCCACCAGTGTCTGTGGACATACGTTCGCAAAATAGACTGATTGCAGGGATATCGGTTGTTCGATAATCTACGAGTGCGTCTTTATAATCAATAAGGACTCTCTCTCCTGTGCCTCCTGTTACGTTGTATGAACCTGTGTTATTGGACGTTAAAAGTCCTTCTTGTGTTGTAACCATATTTAATCACCTTATCCGAAAACCACCTTTTTGAGGGATAAACCATCTCCACCAGTTAGTGCATCATCTACATAGATTGCTACTACTTGCCCCAAATCTTTCTGTACTGTGGTTGCTGCTTCTAAATACATACCTGCTGCTAAACCCATAGTCAGTTCTGCTCCGGCAGCTATTGTTCCTGAACAAAATGTGTTCAAGATAACTCCCTTCCCTGTTACCACGTTTACTACAGAACCGGTAGTGGCCGCTGTAAGCGACACTCCCAATCCTTGTGCTCCACTAACATCAATAGGTCCTATTTTACCTGTAGATTCCATACCTACATAGTCCCCTGCTGCTATTGTTTCACCTGCAATAAATGGTAAGATGCGGCTTGGCGCCCCACCATCGTTAATTATTATTTCTGTTGCCATAACTAATCACTTATTCCTTTTTTCCTTTGTTAAATCGGATTTCCCCTTTGTTGTCCATCGAGAACATCCTTTCTACCTCAGGTTCGGCTTTTACAGCCTTTTCGTCTGAATCTTTTGCAATACCTTTACCGAAAGTTTTTTCGGATTCAGGCATAGGCATCGATTCTAATG